CCAGTAAATCGTCAACCCGCGTTGCTATGGCAAGCACTTCGTCCATATCACGCTTGAGGCTGAAGACGGAAAGCGTCAACGTGCCAATATGCCCGTTCCGCTCAAAGGTATCTTGTGGTTTCGCCTGCCAGTGCCCAAGTACGATATAGGGAAACGTTTGATTCTCAGGTGCCCGATCGAATATCCCCGTTACCAGACCGGACAATGTACCATCGGCTATCAGCACGCCGTACACCGCCTGCTGCGTTTGAAACAGGACGTCGGTGTTCCCCACTACGGTGTTCCTTCCTGAGAAAGCAGCCGGTATCGCACAATGCCGTGAATACTTAATCCATCAGCATCCGGGAAAACCTGGCTCATATCATACAAACATAAGACATTTTCGTATCCTGCCATCGCGCCAAGTACCTTCCGGTGCAGGAGCACGTTCATCCGTGCAATAATCGCTGACGCTTCGCCGTTTGTCGTCGCCTGGCTCCACACGTGATTCGTCACCGTTGTTTGCCGACCGCGTCGGCCAAACGTATTCCACGGTACTTCCGTGCCCTCACCGATTACGATATAAGGAAACGGTTGATTCTCTGGCGTCGCATCAAAGACGCCCGTTACCAGCGCGAGCAACGTCGCATCGTTTGTACACATCTGGTAGAGCGACTGCTGAACAGCAAATAGCGCGACGCCCACTACAAACTCATTCCAGAAAGACTCGACACCCATTCCTGACCCGCTTGTTCCATCGCGGGCTGCAAAAAAGGTTGTGGCTCTACAAAACTACCAGAACGCGTGTGATGGCCGCATTCTACAAAAAGTGCGTAATCGGCAGTTGCTTCTATTTCTACTGTTGATCCAGATATTGCGCCAACGCCAATGGTAGATTGCAGATAGCCTGTTTCTACCGGGCAAAGCCCCTGCGCGATTTCAACAGCAGTATTTGCAGCATCCACGAGCGTCTGTGCTATTTGTCGCTGGAGCACCACCGAGACGTTTTGCAGAGTATCAAGAATCTGACTAAACCCGGACATGCTGATTGTTAAACCATCACTCATACAATGCTCCCTTCCGCTTGTAATTCCTCGCAATGCAAATTCAATTCAACATGCTGCTCTTTATTGTCAACAACCGAACGAATATTCAAAATGTGCGAACCGTAATGCACCCGCATAGCGTCTGTTACCGGCTGACTGCGCCGGTAGCGAATCGTTACTTCATACGTCGCGTGCGGATATACTTGCTCCGCGAAGTATGGTTCCGAACCAGGTGAGCCAACTACATTCGCCCAGGTCGTAAAGTACGGTTCCCAATCCCGATCAAAGCCTCCGCTGCCATCAGGCGTGTCCACTGGCCGCTCAATCGTGACTTTTCTGTTCATTGAACCGCTGCCACGGTGAACGGTAATAGGCATTATCACACCACCTGTTACAAGTAAAAGGTCTTAAAATGACTCAGTTTTTCTGTTACTGCTTCTGGAATGGTGGCTTGCGCAGCATAGCGCGGCATTACTCCTTCGTCGCGACCTTCCCGGTAGGCGAAAAAGTACGCTGTTAATTCCATCACCGCCCGTTTCAACTCAAGCGGACAAGAAATGTAGCCAGCGTTATAGGTAATGCGAAAGCGCGGGTTATACGGCCCAATCCAGAGTGTCCACTGACTGCCGAGAAAACTATAGGAACTTGCCAACAAGTAAATGCGTGCTGGCATCTGGCTGGTATCCACCACGTATGTAGTCGTATCAATGGCCTGAAACTGGCCCGGACTCGTTTCCCCTTCAACCAGCATCACCGATTGGGTAGGCGGCATCGGCATTTCCAACATAGATTGCCGCCACCCAATCGGGCCGGACAGTGGACCAGCTGGCAACAGGTCAATCGTGAGCATTGCCTGGATAACCTGTGGAGCCAGCGAACGCCGTGTGTAATTTTCCGCGTACTCTCGTGCCTGACTGATGAACATCTGAATCAACAAATCTTCGTCAGGATAATCAATGCGCATGTACTGCTTCATCTCCGCAAGAGAAACCGGCTCCGCGGTCGCGGGAACAGGCACAAGCACTTGATACGACACGGATTACCTCCTTACCCGGCAGCCGTTGGAGGCTCAGGCGGATTGACAATTGGAGTCGGTGCAGCAGTTGGACCACCATCAGGCTCCAGTGGTGGATTGACAATCGGTGTAGGAGCAGCAGTTGGGCCACGGTCTTCCGGCGTTACTTTTGTTTCAGACGGTCCAGGCGCTTTTGCAGCCAATGCTTTTTCAGCAGCGGCTTCTGCGTCAAGATGTGCCTGCTCCGCTTCACGAGCAGCAGCTGCTTCCTGCGCTGCCTGTGCAGCAGCACGTTCTGCGGTTGTACTTTCGCTGGTTTCTTCGGCTGCACCCTTTGCCTCCTCTTCAACCGCGGCCCCAGGCACGGCCATGAAGACATCTGCGAGTGCCTGCGTCATCGGCCAGACGCCGATTGCATATACCTCATCTTTATGAAAAGTATGGATATAGGCACCATCAGGTGAGCCATCCATATCTTTGAGCATCTTGATATTCATCGCATTCCTTCCCGGTTTTCGTGGCGGCATACCAAATTGATGCCACCACGAAGTTACATCCGTTTTCCAGCGCTTAAACAACTGCCACCGGCTTGTGCATCGCTACGCCGCAAATCGCTACCAGGCTGTATATACCACCGGTCGTCTGACCAGACAGAGTGTCAATCACGCGCAGGTAGCGTTTCCCACCGATGTAGCCCACTTTCTGATTGCCGTTCACCACCGATGTGACCGCGACAAACGCACCTAGAAGATCGCCCGCGCCGACCAACGTATAGTTGGCCGTCACGTCAGTATCGGATTCGTAGACCGCCAGTGTATGCGTACCATCGGTGATCGTGCCGCATAACAACTGGAGCAGGATGCCCTCGTAGCCATACGTATCAATCGTGGTCGCCGCTGCAATCGCAATACTGGCCGCGTGCGCAGCTGGCGCAATTGCTACCTGTGTGCCTACGCTCAGGTTGTGGTAAAGTTCTCGTTTTGCCATGAGAGTATGTCCCTTTCGCGCTTATGCGCTAACAAGCACTTTCAGAATCGCTTCCGGCAGGACGACCTGACCGCCGACGCGCTTGCGTGCGATAAAACCAATCTGACCATAATCCGCGTAGCGCTCAGTGAGTCTTGTCATCACCATCTGTACACGGTCTACAATCACATACGCCCGTTTGATATCACCAAAGATGATCGGCGTGGAACTTGCCGCAATCGCAGGCATATCAGGCGTTTCCACATATGGATGGTCGAGAATGGTATTGGGAATATCAGATGCAATACCCGGCTGCCAGAGGTACTGACCATAGCTGTCTTTCAACGTGCGGATAGCGCCAAGTGACGCACGGTTGAGCAGCCAGACGGCATTTTTCGCATACGCGCTTTTCAGGGTATAGGCAATGCCGATAAGACCATCAGCCGTGACCAGGGTAGCGCTTCCCGTCTTCACCGTGGCAACATTTGCATTCGTCAATAATCCTTCTGGCTTGCCGACACCATTACCAACCACGAAGGCCGCACCTTCAGTCACCGCGAACTGCTCAGCAGACTCCATCTGAATCTGCTGTGCCATATCAAAGTAGGCATCTTCCATATCGGCATAAGTGATGAGCACGAGCGCGTACATTTCGTGTGCCAGAATCTCTTCCTGACCATACTTGAGTCCGGTTGTTTCGGTGCGTGCCTGTTGCTCTGTTACCCACTGGGCAGCAAAGGTGGCAGTACGTGTTGGATAGAGGATAGACTTGTTTTCAGTTTGTCGAACGGTGGCAACGTCGCGAATAGGGGAATACAGAATAATCGTTTTGATGATATCCTGTACAAAATCCATTGGTGCAAGATAGCCGCCGCCGGTATCATCTACCGCTTGAAGAGCCTTCGCTTCACCAGGAGAGACAATCTTGACGAATTCTTTCTCTTCCATCGAAAGCGCACTATACCCTTTGGTCAGTGCTTTCGTATATGCATCAATGGAG